AGTGTCCGAAGACCAATTCGCCCAGGAGTATATGGCTGAGTTTAGAAAGATGGCTGGACTAGTTTACAAGGACTTCGATAGAAAAACTCACGTCTTAGCTGTCGATAAAATGCCCGATATGGATACCTGGACTCGTGGTTTAGCAGTAGACTTTGGCTTTCACAACCCAACTGGCGTAGTCTTCGTGGGCATGAATTACGACGGTGATTGGTATGTTTATGACGAAATCTACAAATCTGGTATGGTAACTGAAGAAACCGCCAAAGCTATCCAAGACAAAATGGGTGGTAAGCACTTCACTTACAAAATAGGGGACTCCAACCAATCTCAGGAGATAGCTAACCTCCAAACTAAGGGAATTATCTTAGAGGCCGTTAAAAAGGCTGGTGTGGGTCAAAAAAGTTCCATAGCTGGGGGTATTACCCTAATTAACGATATGTTAAAAATTCAAGGCAATGGTCGACCTAAACTATTTATTAGCGAGCAATGTAAGAATCTTATCTATGAATTTGAGACCTACCACTACCCCGAAGACACTTACGACAGAAACAACCCCGAAGACCCCGTAAAAGACAAAGACCACCTTTTAGATGCTCTTCGCTACTTGAGACTCAAGCTCTATTACGGCAACCCTAATCTAAAAATCAACAAACCCCAGAATATGATGTCCCGTAAGTACCGTAAATAAGTGGTATAATGTCTTTAATGGGCGAGTTAAGGAATAATTCTTTGGACGTACTCGAAAAAGTAAAAAAAGACTACGCATCAGCTTGGGAATATACCTCAGGCTCCTATCACCGCACCTGGGAAGATTGCTGGAAGCTTTATAATAACCAACGCACTCAAGATGGCTCTGCCTACGACGGCATAGCTAATACTTTTGTGCCAATGACATTTTCTACGATTGAAACTATGGTTTCGGCTATAGCTGGTGGTAAGCCTAAATTTGGGTTCAAGGCTCGCAGAAAAGAACAAGAACAAGATACTAAGGTTTTGACCGCTAAAATAGACTACTACTGGGACTCTGATAAGTGGTCGATTAAGTGTATAAACTGGGTACGCAACACTTTAATGTACGGTACTGGAATAATCTATGTTTGGTGGGATATTGACCAACCTCGAATGATAAATGTTCCTTTAAGGGACTTTTTTATCGACCCTACCGCCACCACTAGAGAAGATGCCGCCTATATGGGCAGACGCTACCTTACCACTTTAGAAGAACTTAAATCTTATGAAGTAGTCGACCCTAAAACTGGCGAAATGATGCCTAAATACAAGAATCTAAACAAAATAGCTTCTAATCCTGGAGCCGATTCAGGCAATACTGGCGACCCTACCGACAAGCAAGAGAAAGATATGTGGATGGGCTCTACTATGGCTGACGCTCCATCATCTCAGATTGAGTGTATTGAGTACTGGGACAACGAAAATGACAAGGTTTATGTTATTGCTAACCGTTCGGTAGAAATATACAACGATGATAACCCTTACAAAGTTCAAGCTAAACTAAACAAAGAGAAGTACCCCAAGGGACTTATGCCATTTATAGCTCAACGAGACTACGTTGACGAAGCTTTGTTCTACGGAAAAGGCGAAATCCAACCGATAATGCAAGAACAAGAACTCTTAAACGACATGACCAACCAAACTGTCGACTCAGTTACCTACACATTGAACCAGATGTATACCCTAGACCCAGCCTATGCTGATTATATTAACGATGTTGAGAACGTCCCTGGTGCTGTTTATCCATTCCCCGCAGGTTCCTTACAACCTATCCAGAAAGGTTTAGTACCTACCGCAGCATTTAACCAGATAGCTAATATAAAACAAGAAATACGAGAAACTACTGCCGCTTCTGAAGTAGCTAAAGGCGTAGACCAGTCTGTTTCTAATGTAACCGCTACTCAAATTCAAGCCCAGCAACAATCGGCAGGTCAAAGATTTGGTATTAAGCTTACTCAGTTTGAAGAAGAAGGTTTCCACGACCTAGGAGAGCTTGTTCTTAAGATGATGCAGCTTTACTCCAAAACAAAGCACAAAGTTCGGGTATCTGACGAATCTGGTACTACCTGGGAAGAATTTGACCCTAAGAAGTTTGCAGGTGATTACGAGCCAGAAGTTCAACTAGCTTCAACAATTAAAGAAATAAAGATGCAAGACGACCAAAAATCTGATGCAATATTCCAGTCTATGGTTTCTAACCCCTTAATAGACCAGACCGAACTTACTAAGATGTATCTAATGAAACGATTTGACATCGACCCCGACGAAGTCCAAAAACTAATGGTACAAGTCGCTCCAGACACCTCACAGCCAGGAGTACCTATGGGTATGGAGCAAGGTGGCCAAATGGGCGTACCAGGTGGAATGCCAGCTCCAGATATGGGAGCCCCAGCAGGAGCACCACCACTAGAAATTAAATCTTCTGACTTAGTAAAACTATACGACTTAACCAGCGGTCAACCCGACTTACAAGGGCAAATAGTCCAAATGTTAGGTTTTGAACCATCACAATACCCAGATATGCCATGGACACAAATGATTATTAAAGAGGACGCTAACCAATTCGCTCGGGCTTTGGATATTCAGAAAGGTGAGCTAGACCACGAACGAGCTTTAGCAATGAATCCCAACGCCCCCACCCCCCCAGGTATGATGGGTGTTGAAGCCCCAGCCGAACAAGCAACCAATGTACCAGAGGAATTAGCTAATCAGGAAGACATGGCGATGAATAATGGACAATAAGTTTGAAGCTTACCGCAATTTCAAAGAATCAGGGCTCGGTAAAGACCTTTTAGAATGGATGGAGTCCGAATACCAAAGAAGGCTAGAAGAAGCCGTTAAAGCCCCTCAGGACGAGGCTTACGGCATACTTAAAAGTGCCTATGGTATACTGTTAGTTAAGCAACACATTGATTCTGTTGCTGGTAAACAGAAACAAAAAGGATAGCTAATCCATGCGGTGGCTGTATCTAATCGCCCGATACAGTCACTTCACGGGCGAGCAATTTAACAAGACACATTAGTGTCATTTAGAGGAGGTTCTATGGAAGAACAAACCACAACCAACTCTGTTGCTCAAGAAGCAACTGGCGTTCAACACGTTAACGGTGTTGCAATTGATGACCAAGGCATGGCCATCGCTGCATCCGATGACGGAACACAACCAGAAGCTGCAACAGAAGAGGCGGGGAGTCACACCGAAGAATCCGATTCAGCAAATGATTCGGGCGAAGTTGACAATACATCACAATCAAATACATCTTCACAACCAGATGCAGAACTCACAAAATGGGCACAAGCCAAGGGGCTAGAGCTTACTAGTGAATCTGAAATCAAACTGGCGAAAATGGCTCGTGAAAGTGAAAAAGCAATGCACTCAGCCAAAGGCGAAGCTAAAAGTGTGCTACAGGAAGAAGCCATGAAGACCAACGAAATGGCCGACCCTTTAGCAGAAAAAATAGCATCCCTAGAAGCAAAGGTAGCGATTAGCGATTTCTATAATGCCAACCCAGATGCTCGTGCTTATGACGAGAAAATGGGGGAAGCTTTAGCGAATGACCCAGCCCTACTAGAGTATGTGCGAAGTACTGGCAACATATCTGCCGTGTACGGGATTGTAAAATCTGCTGACACTGCTAAAGACGCAGAATCATTTAAAAAAGAAGGGGGCCGAGAGGCTCTAACCCAACTTGCTAGTAAACAGCAAGCTGCGGCTGTGAAGGGTTCCGCTGTGAATTCAGCACCGTCATCTTCTGAAAAAATTACTCCCCAAAATGTTGACGAACTCATTGGTAAGAATGGCCAGCAATGGTACATGGCTCACCGTGACGAAATTAACAAAGTTTTAGACCCATCATATAAAGTAAATTAACATCAAAAAAAGGAACATATAATCATGACAACTGGATTATACGGTTCAGGTAATGTAAACATTGGTGCAACAGCCGCTTCGGTCTTTCGACCTTAAACATTAGGGTCAAAATGTACAAGTACATTGATAATCTATTCTGATTAATTGGGAAAGCCCTGAAGAGGGTAACCCACAACAAGGTTGTTTTCTGACCTACACTGTGGTATGCTAAGAATATGAATAAAGCATACCTAGCAGGGTTAGTAGACGGGGAAGGATACCTTGGTTTGATACCTACATATAAGAAAGGTTCAGCCAACGTAACTTACCAATGTGTTGTAAAGTTGTGTTTAGCTGGTCTAAATGCCGAGAAAGTTATGAGGTTAATAGCTGATAACTACAAGGGGCATATATACAAGCGGAACAAAAACACAGCTACAGGAAAAGAAGTTTTTTCGGTTGAGATAAAGTCCAAGCCTAGAGTAAAAGCTCTACTAGATGATATTCAGCCCTATATGATAGTCAAAAGAGAACAGGCCGAGGCAATGCGAGAATACATCAACTTGCCTGTGATAAACCCACTATACGGGTCATTCACACAAGAACTGTTCGATAAAAGACTAGAGATAGCAAAACGAATGAAGTCCTATACACAACGCATACCAGTTGCAACGACTAAGTGAATAGACGGCCGAAAGGCCGAAGCGATAGTCTGAACTGCAATGTACATAATAAATTGCAGAGGAGGTGTCGAAGAACCCTCCCGCCTCTTATGAGGTCACAAAAGTAACAGATTGAACGTCTGGAGCTCAGAAGTTTTAATGTTTGTTAAATCAAACTTAGTTCTTCTTCCTTTGGTTAAACACTACGATGCCGATGTTCAAGAATACGGTCAGACTTTGGAAATACCTAACGTATCTGCAATCTCTGCCAACTTGAAATCACAGAACACCGTTGTTACCCTGAACTACAACACCGAAACAAAAACCACAATAACACTTAACAAACACTACGAAAGTTCATTCATAGTAGAAGACCTAGTTAAGGCACAATCTAAGTACGACCTAAGAAGTGATTACACTCAAGCAGCTGCTTACGCAATTGCTGAAAAAGTCGACTCTAGTATTGCTACCGACATGACTACTACATGGAAAACTGCTTCACAGGCTTACGGTACTTACGGTACTGCAATCAACGATGCTCTCATCTTGGCTGTAAACCGCTACCTAAGTGAAAACAAAGCTCCACGAACTGACCGTAATATTGTTGTTCACCCTAAAGGTGAAGCTGAAATGCTCGCTATCGACAAATATGTTCGATACGACTCACTAGGCCAACCTGCTAACGAAAACCCAACTAAAATTGGTAAGATTGGACAAATCTATGGTGCAGAAGTATTCGTAAGTCAAAACCTCGTTTACCTCGACACTGCTACAGATGAATACAATCACCTCTTCTTCCACAAAGAAGCATGGGCAGTAGCTATGCAGGTTAAACCACGCACTCAAGCTCAATACAAGCAAGAGTACCTTGGCTGGCTCGTAACCGTAGATGTACTTTACGGACACGGTAGCCTCCGCTCCAACTTTGGTTACGTTCTTAAGTCATAAGACTTGTTACTACCAGCAAGAGAGACCCTTCGGGGTCTTTTTTGTGTTAAGATAATAGTATGATATTAAGAAAAATCAAGGAGAAAATTATGGGCAGACCAAAAAAAGTAGCTTGGGAAACACCAGAAGTCACTGAAGAACCAGTACCAACTACACCAGTGCCAGAACCAAACGACGAAGGCTTTAACGTTTAGGCTTTACAAATCAAAGAAGTAGTGCTACCATTTAGTTATTATTAACAAATGGAGGGCGAGTGAAATCACCATTAGCACTAGATAAAGATAATGTAAAAAAATTAGAAATACCCGAGGATATTGAAATTAGTCCTGTACATAAGATTGGTTTCTTACAAGACCAACTAGAACAAATCCAGCATATGCACTGGAGGGCTAGAGTAGATATGCTACACGCTGCAAGATTGCAAGAAGAAGATAACGAAGTTTTAAGAGAAAAAGGCTTATCTAATATGGCGACCCACCGTAATGAAGCCCAGCAGTCTATTGGAGCTATTGTTATGCTCAAAAAACTTATACAAGAACTTCGTGAAGAGTACCCAGAACTCAAACCAGAAGAGTAGTGTGATATGGGCGATAGACTTGCAGTAATAGTACCCTCTAGGGGGCTAATGTTTAGTGAAACTCTCGAAGAGTTACTTAGAGAGTTGGAAGAGTTTAATTACCGAATATACTGGTCTCACGCCAAAGGACTGCCACAATGTTTTAATGACCCCACCGAAGAAGCCCTAGCCGACCCTAGGGTTTTTGCGATTCTATATTGTGAAGACGATATGATTCTACCAAAAGGGATACTTAAAAAGATGTTTGCTGCTAACTACCCAGTAGTAGCTCTCGACTACCCATTCCAACAGGACGGAGACGCTACTGTACTGCACGACCCACTAGGCAAGGCGTTCTGGTCAGGTACGGGGTTTATGTTGGTGGCTAAATCAGTTCTATTACAAATGGAGCGACCAATTTGGAGAACCGACACTACTTTTGACCCCTTTATAGACAAAGATACTATCCACTTCTGGCCACGCAAACTAGATAAGATTTACTATGGCTTACACGACCTCAGATTCGGACTCCTACTATACTCGGCAGGGCTACCCGTTATGCCAATGCGAGAAACGGCTGGTCAAAGAAAGTTAGTTAACCTAGGTAAGCCTGGAGTTAATAATGGAGCTCACGAGATACAAGAACTGACTAAGGTAGGTAGGGACTTGGTATCTGGAATGATTACACCTGATAATTCGGAACTCTTTAGAGGAGCACTTAATAGGGTCAAGAATGTTAAGATTTGGGAAGACATACCCCCATTTATAAGTTATGACAAAGATATGCAACCTTACCTAAATGAT